CTCTTTGTATAGCTTCGAAAATGCTCCGTCGCCAAGCATTACATCATAGCCTAATCCAAGCGCTTCTTTCTTCGATTCGATATCGTCATCATCTTTCAATTCATTTAGTTTCTTTTCGACTTCTGCATATTTAACCTTATATTCTTCAATATGCTCCGCAGAACAATCAAAAAAGAAATTTAATCCTGATAATGTGACAGGGAACCCTGTTCTTTCTACATTTATATTTAATGCTTTCATTCTCGTCCTCCTAAGCTGGTGTTGGAGTTATTTTCACAATGGCACTTTCTTTTCCATAGCCAATTTCATTTTTAGTTTGTGCCTTAAATTCATACTCCGATCCGTTTGTTAATCCACTAATATCACCCGTTTTGGTTGTAACTTCTTTTTCAGTGAATATAGCCGATCCAGTTCTATATAGAATCTTGTAGCCAGTAATATCCGATGCGCCGGACGGATCAGTAAGTTTATAGCTCACCTTTCCGTCACCGGCTGTTACTTCAATAGATGGGGCATCGGGCGCTATTTTTTTGGTGTTTTCTCTGGAATTCGATCAAAAGTAATTGTGCAGCTAAAATCTTCATATGCTGTTGCATCTCCAGCACCAGCGACAATATCAGTTAACGTTGCTCGCCCAACATAAGTATCTCCATTTGTCATTATGACTTTATGCCACACTTTTCGTCCTTCACCAATTTTGTATTTCTTTGACTCTACCAAGGCTTGTGCTGCATCCTCAGGATCGTAGGAACCTTCAGGACTATAAGCACCTGCGACCGCCGTTACCGTCGTTTCTGGCGTTCCATCGCCATCGTAAAACCCTGTATCGTCTGTTTGTTCATCGGTATCATCACCAATCGAACTAATATATTTTGCTAACCGTAACCATTCTTCACTTTCTGCTGTTGGCGCGGTTTCTTGACCTGGTGTGTATTCAGCTAAGTAATGTTCCCGTTTCGCATTCTTGTTACGAGCAAATAATTGTATATTCATTTTTAATAGCATTATTTTTCCCCCTTGAAGGTTGTTAGTTTTACTTGAAGATTTAACAAAAAAACGAACCAGCCTTGTTCATCAGCATCATTGATGAACGGCTTGCTCGATATTGTAAGATTATTGAATTCAAATGAATTATTTGAGCTAGTTATTTCTTCTAGTTGTTCTAAATAATCTGAGATCAACCACAATGCTTGCTCTATCTTGTCACCATCTTTTGACTTCATTGCGATTTCATAATTCAGTTGTTGGTCCTTGATACCATCATAAAACTCAGTTATTACTTGGCCGCCGGGTAACGGATAAATTACTAGGCTTTCATCAGCAGAAAGGTATCCTTTTCGGATTTTAAGAGGTAACCCATCAATTGAATTGATTGAATCTTTAATACGATCGATAAAATCCATTAGTTTATTCCCGCCCCTCTTAGAAAAGCACGTTTCCACGATTTACCATACAGTCTTTTAGCCTTTAAATCCCAACGTGGGCCAGTACCTGGTGTAGAGTAATTTTTTCCTCTCAGATAAAATTGACGCTTTGCGTACTTTGTTTCATATAGGATCGCGCTTCCGTCATTTTTTAGATGTGCGGTTGCTCGAAGGGTATTACTTTTTCTAGGTACAAACGGATTCATATCAGCCATTGCTTGATTTCCCAATGCATACCTTCCCCGTTTCATTGCTTCAGGACTTAATTTTGTCCGCACGCCTTTTATATTTACTTCTACACCCATTAGACCACCTCTAACTCATAGGAGTATAAATCGTCTGTATAAGCTTCAGTAAGTCGGTCAACCTTAGTCACCGTGTGTTCTATTCCATCATAGATAACTAATGATTGTGCTTTAAAATCGAGCATTGGATCGGTCAAACCAGCATAGCAAAAAATCACTGCATTATAGAGTAGTTGCTTGCCGTTCGTTGAAAACGTATATTGGCTTCCGCGATCGATGCGGCAAAAAGAAATGGTTTTTTCTTCACCGTACTCAGGCTTGTTCCAGTCACCTTCACCTAGATACTCTCGATAAATAAACGAATCAACCAAGAACTCTTTTGGTGGTTTCGGCATTAACATGAGTCAACACCTCGATATAGAAGCCCTGTACCTTCGAGATAGATATAAATGTCCTCGGCCACTAAAGATTTGCTCTCATTAGCTCCTGATGAGTTATATCGGCTTCCATTTGAAACACTGGTACGACCAGCAGAAAAAGTCTGTGGCGCTTTGTTTATGCTCTCATACGTATCAGCGCCTAGCTCTCCGAAATATTCTATTTGGCTGCTAAGAGCTAACTTGAATTGTTCAACACGAAAGGAAATTGGATCTTCATCGATTTTATGCAACTGATAAAAACGATTTGTGACATTGTCGATCACTGCGACGGCTTTTCGATAGAACTTTTCGAATGTTTCTTTATACTCATCCGATTTTCCAGTGATTTTTTTGAATTCTTCGAATGTAATATAGCTCATGACTTGCCTCCTTCCATAAAAGAAAGGCTAGCCAAAAGACTAGCCTCCACTCGGTTCAGTTATTGTAACTTCACATGTTGCAGTTTTTCCATTTATAGTCTTAGCAGTAACGGTAGCACCCCCTACAGCAATGGCGGTTACTTTTCCTTGTACTGGAGTGACAGTCGCAATAGCGGTATTGCTCGAACTATATTGGACTGACTTATCTGAAGCGTCACTAGGTACAACAGTCGCAGACAGCGTTTCGTTTGCCCCAACTTCAAGAGTCAACGTCTTTTTATTCAGTGTAACTCCTGATGGGGCTACGCTTTTGGGGAATATGAAATATAGATTGCTTTTTTAGCGTTATCGAATACAATAGCATCGTAGTAGTCTAATCCTTTAACAGTATCACGATAACCGTTTCTGTCTTGAGAAGCCGGAACTGTGTCAACCGTACCAAATTTCACGATTGGAGCGACCGCTTCTAATGGAGTAACAATAAAGTTGATCGTTTCTTCAATACTAATTCCTTTAATACGATCTTTCGATACTTTAAGGATTGGAACGCCACCATCAATTTGTGCAACTGTGCGGTTAATTCCGGCGATTTGCAATTGATTGGTTGTAAATGTTTTGCTTACGCCCTTAGCATTTTTCAAAAGTCGATAAGTTTTTGCTGATGCAAACATTACGTATCCACCTGGTACTTCATTATCTGTCATGTATTCTTCTGCTGCATCATACGCATCTAAAATATTGTCAGTAGTTAATGTTTCATTTACTTTGTTCCCAGCATTATCAAACATTACTTGGATAGCTACTTTATCACGGTGTGGCGTTGTAATTAAGCGTTTATGTTCAGTTACCACATTATTAATTGTCAATGCGGCGCTTTCTGATTGATCCAATTGGTCAACATCATAAGCCATCCAATCTTCGTGGGTTAGTTTGATCGTTTCTTTTTCGATTGAAATCGCATTTCGAGTATTGTCTTGGTTACGTTTGTATTGTGTTGCTTCCATAAATCCGGACATCTTATTGATACGAACTTCATTCACGCCCACAAAATCAGCTGCTGTAATGCTTTTTGCTCCCTGAGTCAATACATCCCAAACTTGAGAGTCCGCTCTAAATTCCTTGTCAATTGTTGCTAAATCTTTACTGTCTAATACTAATGCCATATTTTATTCACCTAATCTTTCTTGTATTTTTTGTACCATTGTTTTGCCATCACTCTGTCCGCCCGAAGGATTACCAGGGGTAACAATTTGTGGCTTGGGATCAGAGGCTGGATCACTGTTCTGAAATAAGAATGCTTTATTTTCCTGTAATCCTTTCAATTGCTCGTCAAAACCTTGTAACTTTCCGTCTACAACTTTGATTGTGTCTTTGTCTAGTTGACCTAGTACAATATCTTCATCGAGTGCGTGTGCTTCTTTGAGCGCTAATTTGATAGCAAAGTCCTTTTGTTGTTCCGACAATTGTTTTTCAGAATTAGTTTTGGCTTCGTCAAACTTGGTTTGCAAATCTGTCAATTGAGTTGATAAATCTTTATTCCCTTCTGCTGCCTTTTTAAGGTTATCCAACTCAGTTTGGTTTGAGTCTAGTTGTTCTTTAAATTGATCACGCTCTTGCTCTGCAGTAGCTAAGCTTTTATTCAATTCGTTCACTTTTTGACCATGTAAAGCCATAATCGATCCGATTTGTTCGTCTAATAAACCTAATTCTTTTAGTTGTTCTCTTTTCATTTCCTTCATCCTTTCGAGTTTTAACGTGGCAACGACCACGATGGAGTGAACAGTTTTACGCCATATTCAGGGCAAAATAAATAGCCTTAACGTCAGCTAACGAGATTTTGGATCGCTAACCAATCCGGCACTA